ACGGGCACCGCACCTCCAGCTCGCGCTGGTCGCTGTCGCACCAGGCGAGGTCCGCCTCGTCGCCTTCTTCCGCGCCCGTGGATAGGTTGAGGATGATCCGCGAGGACCGGAACGATGTCGTCCGTTTCCGCAACTGCTCCAGGTGCCCCTGCGGATAGAGCCACGTCTCGTCGTTGATCTGGATGGCGACCGACAGGCTCTGGAGGTTGGAGGGCGTGGCGGCACCCTGCACCACGAGGAACATGTGGGTGAAGAGGATCGTGGTGGTGCGCCGCTTGTGGCGGTTGGCCGGGAAATAGCAGCGCAGCGGCTCGCAGCGCTCCAGCATCGGCATGAGGCGGAACTCCGCGAAGTCCTTGGCCTTGTCGTCGGTCTGCGCGTTCCACTGCGCCGGCCCCGGCCTGTGCTTGATCATCCACGACAGAGCCACTTGGGCGATCAGGCTCTTGACGCTCTGGACGCTGGCCTGGATGGTGACCTCGATCCCGGTCCGGTTGCGCAACACCTCCAGCGGCTCCTTGGCGTAGGGGTGCAACTCGATGTCGAAGGGCCCGGGCTTGGACATCTCCTCGCCGACGGTGATGTGCTCCGCGGCCCACTCCCAGATGGGGCGGTCGTCCACGACTGGAACGCAGTCGAAGAACGCGTGCAACAGCGGGTCTGGCCCGCGCCGCCTAGCGGTAGCCGTGCGCGATCTCATGGAGCTCCTGGAAGGCCAGCCGGATCGCCACCTCGTTGCGCGCCCGCTCCTCCTCGGTCTTGGCCCCATCGACCAGGCGCGAGCGCAGGATGCGGGTCGCCTCGGTCCACGCGAAGGACACCTTTTCCACCACCTCGGCGCGGGTGACGTACTCGCGCCGGCGGATCGCGAGATCCAACTCGGCCCGCTCGTTCTGGATCTCGTAGCGCCGCACGATCTCCGCCTCGCGCCGCGGGAGCTGCTCGGTCGCGCTGTTGCTCATGCCGAGCCCCTTTTCCTCGATGAACCGGCGCCAGGCGCCCGCGTCCTGCATGTTGTCGGGCCGGGCCCTCGGCGCGCCGGGGAGCTTGGCCCACTGCCGGAACGCCTCGCGCGAGTACGGCAGCGCCTCGGCCAGCCCCCGGAAGCCCTTCACCCACTTTGGGGCGTCGTCCGCCTTGCCCTTGCGGCGCTCCTCGAGGAGTGCCCGCTCGCGTGTGGTGAGGGTCTTTCCGGCCCCGAGTTTGCGCACGATGTTGGCCAGATCCGCGGAGAGCAGCTTCTGGATCTGGTCGGGCTCCAGGTCGTCGATGGTGCGGTGCTCCCCGGCGGCGAGCACCAGCAGGACTGGTTCGGGCCTCTTCACTTGACCGCGATCCAGCCGGCGAAGTTGAGCAGCCGCCAGAAGCAGTCAACGGAGCGGAAGCCGCAGCCCCGGAGCATGTCCTCGTTCCAGGCGGCGGTCACCGGTACCAGCACGCCCTCCAGCGAGAAGCGCTTCCGGTCGATCTCCTCGCGCGAGTAGCCGTTGCGCTCCTTGAGCGCCAGGTACTCCTCCACGAAGAGGCGGTTGAGGCCCGGGCCCGAGCCCAGCACCTTTTCCACCAGCACGAACGCCCCGCCCGGCTCCAGGGCGTCGAACACCCGGCCCACGATTTCCAGGCGGTACTCGATTGGCGTGAACTGGAGCGTGAGGACCGAGAGGACCACCGATGCGCGGCATTCCGGGAACGCCGTGCGCAGGTCCATGGCGAGGATCTCCACCGCGCCGAAACGGATGTGGTCGGCAAAGCGCTCCCGCGCAGCTGCCAGCATCGGCTCGGATACCTCCACCCCGATGAAGCGGTTGCGTCCGGCCAGCGCGCCAACCAGCGGGGCCAGCGCCTCGCCGCGAGAGCATCCCAGGTCCACGACCGCGGTGTCGGGCCTCGCGTGGCGCAGCGCGATCCGTGTCACGGTGTCCCTCATAACGTCGTACTGCGGGATGCTGCGCGCCAGCATGTCGTCGAAGCAGGCCGTCACCTCCCCGTCGAAGGCCCACTTCCCGTCCGGCCTGTGCCCTAGACTGGTAGCCGTTCCCATGGCTCGTCACCCACCGGTACCGCCCGGATGCCGTTGCGCTCGTACATGGCGCGGGTTTTCGGATTGCTCTCCAGGGCGAGCATCGCCCCCGCGTCAAATCGGGTCAGGAGCCGCGCCTTGAGCACCCACTCCTTCCACGCCGGGGGCGGGAGGTTGCGCTCGTTGAAGTACGCCTCCTGCGGGAGCCATCCGGTCTGCGCGCGGATCCGCGCGAGGGTCGCATCCCGCCAGCGGTCCGGTCTGGCGGTCACGAGGATCACCCGGCGACGGCGCAGCAGCGCCACGAGCCAGGGCCGATAGATCTCCGTCTCCAGGCGCTCCGACATCGGAGGCGCGGCGATCCCCCGTTCGGGGGAGTTCTCCACCAGCGTGTAGTTCAGGTCCAGCAGGATGATCACAGCGTTACCCCCAGCCGTTTTCCGAAGGCGGCGCGGGCCTCCGCGGCCAGCCCCATCCGGCTCCCGTCCGGATATGGCAGGTCGAATTCGAAATCGATCGCCTCCCCCAGACGGGTGAGGTCCACCGGCAGCGGCCCGGAGCAGATGGCCGTCACGTTGTTGCTCATCTCCGCGACCTTCACGCTTCGGAAGTGCGGGATGAACAGTTCGGAGAATTCCGCGGGGGTGTGGTACTTCTGGACCTTGGGCCTGTCCTGGAAGTCCCCGATGCGGATGCCGGGCTCGTAATCGAGCCGGAAGCAGATGTTGGCGGCGTTGGACTCGTTCATGAACGCCTTGCCGCGCACCTGGCGCCAACCGGTCTCGGTGGTGCTGGAGGCGCAGGCGTAGAGGCGGGTGAATGGCCGGCAGAGGGCGGCACAGATGGTCGCAATCTTCTGTCGGTCGGAAAGGAACGGCACGGAGTTGAGCACGCTGCTGATGAAGACCGACGTCCACTCCACCCCGTCGGCGACCGCCTCGAGGAATCCCCGGGCCATCTCGATGCTCTCCCGCGCGCTGATCTCGTTCCCGGAAAGCCGGTAGGGCTCAAACGGCGTGCACGCGATGCCCGCCTCGCGCAGCAGCATCGTTTCGGTCAGGTGACCGGCGCCGAAATCCAGCACGCAGTTGCCGTGCTCCTTGACCCATCGGGCGCGGTCCGCGGCCCTCCGGATGTCGAAGGTGCCGCAGGGGGCCGAGCCGTGGACCGCGAAGGTGAAGCCGTTGCCCAGGCCCTCCCTCACGCGGCGGGCCCGCCGGAACGAGTTGTGGCGCAGCAGGTCGGCGTAGCGGGTGTGGATGTCGAAATCCATCGAGAGCAGGTTCATCATCGCGCGGGCAAACTCGGCCTCCTCGTCGGTCACGTAGACCACCGGCGCGGTCTCCGCCCCGCGCTCGGCGAGCATCTCCAGCCGCCCGATCCCGTTGACCACCGTCCCATCGGCCCGGCAGACCAGTGGCATCTCGACCCCGTTGCGGTCCAGCGTGCGGGCGAGGTTGCGCGCGTAGCGGATCCAGCGGCCGGCGTTGACCCGGCAGAGTTCTTTCACGCTGGCGCGCCCCGGTGAAAGGCACCGCATGAACCCGGGACCGCCAACGTCCTTGTCGGGGATCGCGGCGGCGAGCCCGCGGATGTCCACACCCTCCAGCTCGCGCGTCGCGGCCCCCGGCGTCGAGCTGATGTCGAAATCGTTGGTCGCCCGGTTGAAGACGATGTTGAGGGCCTTGCGCCGCTCCAGGGACATCGCCCCCACGCGGAACACCGGGATCCGCGTCGCGCCCATCCGCGACGCCACCAGGTGGCGCTGGTGGCCGGAGAGGATCTCCCCGTCGCCGTCGGCGTAGATCGGGGCGAGGAAGCCGAGCTTGCGAAGTGAAAGCTCGATCAGGTCCAGCCGGCGGGGATCCGCCTGCCGGGGGTTGTACGCCGACGGGCGCACCGCCCCGATGTCCTCGGCCTCGATCCTCATAGCCCCAGCCTCCCCCGGATCGCGGCAAGCACCGCATCCTTTCCGAAACCCGCCTCCCCGCGCAACCCGTCGAGCCACGCACCGAATTCCGCCTGCGTCACGCGGAATCGGTACATCCCGACCGCGACCGTCACGTCCCCCTTCTCCAGGTCCCCGTGCTCGTCGCCGTCGCCGTCATCGGCCGCACCCGCCTCCGGTCGCAGCAGGCCAGCGAGTTCGACCGGGTCGAATCCCGCCAAGAGCGTGTCGAAATCGTCCTTCCGCCAACCCTCCGCGATGCGCTCCAGCTCGTTGAGGTCGAGGCTCGCCAGTTCCGCCAGGCGGTTGTCGGCCACCAGCACCGCGATCTCGTCGTCATCGGTGGCGAAGTCCTGGAAATCCACCGGTACGAGCTTGAGCCCGAGGTGCATTGCGGCCATGAGTCGACCGTGGCCGGAGACGATCAGTCCGCTCCGGCGCGAGACGGTGATGGGATGGCGCCACCCGAAGTGCCGGATGTTCTTGGCCAGAAGCTCCACCTGATGCTGCGGGTGGGTGTTGGGGTTGCGCGGGTTGGGCTTGAGATCCTCGACCGGCACCAGCTTGCCGAACTCGCACCAGACCTCCACCCCATCGGCGAGGGCCTTGGCCTTTGGAGGTGCTTCCGTCATGCCGATAACCGTCTGTCAAACTCGCGCATCCCCGCCCATGCGGCGTAGTCGGTCTGCAGGCTCACCAGCACCGCCTTGATGGCGTCGCCGTGCTGGGTGTATCCGAAGCTCGTGACCGCATCCCGGCCCTCCGCGATCGCGGCCATGCGGCGGGCGTAGTGCTCGCTCTGCATGTAATCGGCGGGACCGGTGATCGCCCCCGTCTCCGGGTCATAGCTGAACCGCCCGCAGGCCTGCGGCCCGGCCGCATGGATCGCGGCCCTGGCCCTCTCCGCCTCCTGGCGACGTGCCTCCGCGATGATGGCCTCGGCGCTTATCTCGTATCCGATCGGGGTGTTGCTCATGGCAGAGTAGCAACAGGTCCCGTGCCACCCGCCGCCGTTGGGTGGAATAGATGGCAAGGCGTTGGATCGCAGGGCGGTGACGGCGCGCGCCTGCAACGCCGACGCCAGTCGCCCGCGTCACCTGTCGCTCGACGGGACAGACATGTTCAGCGAGGGGACAGATCCGTTCAGCGCCGCGACGGTTCTCCGGGTGAGAAACTCCCGTGCCGCCTCGCCATCATTCGCCGCGCCATCAAGTCCCTCGCGTCGAGGGCGGTGCCATCAATCGTTCCCGCCGCCCCACATTGGCACGGCGCTAGGTGCATGAATGGCATGGAAACACCGATGACCGAAACCCAGATGCAAGACACCCTCATCAACATCCTCCTGGACAGCGACGCCTTCCCGGCCCACGCGATAGACTCCTTCGAGGACGCCGGGATCATGACCCGCAACCGTGGCGTCGTCGTATCCGTGAAGGCCGACGACGGAAGGTTCGCCCAGTTCCAGATCACCATCGTCAAGAGCCGATGAAACTCCACGAGATGCCCAACGAACAGCGGCCCAGGTGCCCTCCGCGATGCGGAACTCCTCGCCGTCCTCCTGCCCACCGGACCCAAGGGCGCGTGCGCCCTCCAGGTCGCCGAGGGACTCATGGCCCGGTTCCGCGACCTCCCCTCAATCGCCCGCGCCCCCGTCGAGGAACTCGCGAAGGTCCCCGGAGTCGGCGAGGTCAAAGCCGCGCAGATTCACGCCGCCATCGAGATCGGGGTGAGGCTCGCCCGCCGCCGCGCCGCCGCGAACAAGTTCGACGACGCCTCACGGATCGCGGAACTGGTCGGCCCCGAGATGAGGCTCCTGCCCGCCGAGAGCGCCCGCGTGGTCCTGCTCAACGCCAAGCTCCACCTGATCGCCGTCGAGGAGGTTTCCCGCGGGCTCTTGGATCAGGCCCTCGTCCACGCCAGGGAGGTCTTCGCCCCCGCCATCGCCCGCCGGGCCTACGCGGTCGTCCTCGTCCACAACCACCCGTCCGGGGATCCAACTCCGTCTGAGGCCGACATCCGGATCACCCGAGCCCTCAAGGAATCCTCCAAGGTCCTCGACATCCCGCTCCTGGACCACGTCATCATCGGCGCCCCCTCCACCGCCTACCCGGAAGGGTGGTTCAGCTTCAAGGCGGCAGGGTATATCTGAACCCAGCTACATTCTTGACAGTCTTGGTCACCATCACAGCATCCCCGCATGGGCTTGGGAACCCATGCCAACCTCCCCGGCGCAAATCGCGTCCGGGCGACACGAAGCAAGACGACATGTCTGTCGCACGCCTTTCGTGCAAGGGCATGTCTACAGAACGGAGGAATGAGCCATGGCGGACACGTATCAAATCGCATGCATCAATAAATCTGACCGACAAAACGCATACGAGCGCATCAAACACGTGGGTGGAAAGAACACTGATGGAAGCCGATGGCGCATTACTCAGGAAGCGGCAGTCGAAGGGATCGAATCAGGAAAGTGGAAGTTCTACGTCTCGGTCAATGGAAAATCTGTCTGGGTTGTTGTGGCCGTGAGCGCCTACGGCAACAAGTACATCAAGACCGAGAGTGATGGGGAGCAACCCAATAATCTCCTAAGTCTCCCAGAGTGCCCTACGTAGAGCCGACCCATCCACCCAATATTCGCCGTCCGGCTCGGCTTGACTTTTTTCTGGCAAGTCGAACGCGCGACTTCTCATAGGTTTTCCGGGGGGTGGTGGGCTTCCCCCGCCGTCTGTCAGCGCCGAATAGATTCCCTAGGGGTGGGGGCGCCCGGAGGACGGTCCGGGCATCGGTCACCTCAAAGGCTGGTGTAGAGATCCACGAAAGGCTTGAGGGTCTCCTTGAGGGCCTGTCGCTCTTGCTCGGACCATCGTGTCGGCGGGTCGTCCTTCGTCCTCGCGTTGAAGTAGACGTTGACCTTGGCGAGGTAGGAGAAGTAGTTGAACGATCGGTTTGGGTCGCCGTCGCGCTCCTTGGTTTCTGGTGGGGGGAGGACGCCCGCGAGTTGGTAGGCCTGGCGGATGGAGTTGGCCTGAGCGGTGACCTGTTCGAGAGGGACCTGGGCGAGGCGCATGTAGCGCCGGCAGGTGTCGGGGTGGAAGCCGAGTTCCTCCTCGACGAACTTCTCCCAAGGCACCGATTCCGGCACATGTGCGGGTTTCGGCCCGTTTGTCCCAAACTTGCCCGAATTGCCCCGGATTGTCCCCCTCGTCTCGGGGTACGCGGCCCTGATGGCGAGCAGAACGGTGCCACACTGGTGGGCCAGACGGACGGATTTGCCGACGCTGGCGACGGCGTTTCTGGCCGCCTCATCGGCCTCCCTGTAGAGGCGCTTGGCCTCGGCGATCTGCCTCGGGTCGATGGGGGTGAGGGCGCTAGTTGCGTTGCTCATGGACGTTTCCTTTCAGGATGCCGGCGAGTTGCCATACGCCGGTGGGGCGGTGTCGACTTCGGGCGATCTTGCGCTGGCGGATGCGATAGGTGGCCCTGACCTCCTTGCGCTTCATGCCGCGAGCCTCCGGGAGCTTCAAGAAGTCGCAGAATCGGATGACGCGCTTGGAGACCGCGGCCCTGGTGACGCCGAAGCGTCTGGCGATCTCGGTCTCCGAGGCGGGGTTCCGGTTGATGGCGTAGAGGCAGCACTGGATGCCCAAGGCGTGGTTGTCGCTGGTGTCGATATCGCCGAGCACCAGCATGAACGCCGAGACGATGCGCTCCGCGATCTCTGCCTCAACCACGCCCCGGACGTGCGCGAAAATGGTGTTGGGGTCGCCGGAGGCGATGGCCTCGCGCAGGCGATCGGCCGGGGTGTCGATATCACCGGCTATGTCGGGCCAATAGGAGGCGTGGATGGAATCGGCTGGGTCGCGGAAATCTTCTTCGCGGGGCTTGGCCATGGGTCACTTCCTTTTTCGGGTTTGGGTGGCGTGGTGCCGGCGGAGGTAGTCCTCGAGGAGGATGCAGGCCTCGTGGGCGTCGAGGGCGTCGTCGAAGCTGAACCGGTCGACTGGCAGGGGGGTGTTGGGGGCCTCGTACCGTGGCCCGAAGGGGAGATCGCCCAGGATGGGGTGGCGGATCCAGACCTGATGGACGGTCCGGACGAACAGGGGGGGTGGTTGTCCGATAATCGGACTTGTCGGACAATCGGACTTGGTTTCGACCAGTCTGTCTGTCTGAAACCCCCTAAAGGGGGTTTTCAGACAGTCAGACAGACAGTCTGAAAACCCTTTTGAACTAATTTTCGGATTATCGGATTCGGTAACGTTTTTGGTCATTTTAGCGGCTTTCCTGTTGTGGCGTAGACCCCCGGTTGGACCTTCCTGATGTGCCCCCCGGCGATGAGTTTTGAGACGATCCGGTAAAAGGTGTCGCGGCT